TACCTTACCTGATGCCTCTGGCACTGTTGCATTACAAGAACAAGCATACCAATCTATCAACGCACAAACAGGCGAAACCTACACCACCGTTCTAGCCGATGCTGGTAAGCTAGTAACACTGAGCAATTCGTCTGCAATTACGCTTACAATACCACCAAACAGCAGTGTGGCTTATTCAGTAGGCACAAAGTTAGATTTTATACAGATAGGTGCTGGTCAGGTCACAGTAGCTGGTGGCTCTGGTGTAACTGTTAATTCAACACCTACCCTCAAGCTTCGCGCACAACATAGTGGAGCAAGTTGCATCAAGATTGCTACAGATACGTGGCAATTAGTTGGTGACTTAGCGGAGTCTTAAAATGAATATACCTTTAGGAATAATGGCATCTGCACATAAATTTATTTCTGGTATAACTGGAGCAACTNNTTTCACACTAGATACTACTGATGAAGGAGCCGCACAAACACTCACAGGTTTTTTTGTAAAAGCAACTAATGCTACTAGTTTAGAGCCAATTTACTTTTTTTCTAATGTAGGCNCAACATTTAGAATACCAAGTTCAGCTTCTGCTGGTGACTTATGCGTTGTTGTTCAGTATTCTTATAATAATCAACTTACTACATTTCCAGATAAAGTTATTCCAACAGGTTTTACTGAAATAACAACAACAGAGTTTAATGCTGGTAATGAATTTCGTGTTGTGTTCATGTTTAAATCTATAGTTAGTGGTGATATAGATACTGAAGTAACAGGTATGAATGGTGAATCAGATACAAAGTTCGTTTTAATTTTAAGACCTGAAACTTCAGCAACATATTCTTTCGGTGGTGTAGAGAGTGGAGCTGGTAGTGGAAATATAAGTGCTCAAAATATTATTTTGCCTTCAGATTCAAATGCAAGTGATACAGAGCCTTTGGTAATTGTTGGTGTTAAAACAACCAGAGATGATGCAGACCCTGAAGATGCAGAATTTACAGGGTCTGATGAATTTTTTAAAAGCATTCATAAACGATCGGAGAATTCTAAAGATGCATCTCGTATGGCATATTATATTTCACCTAATGGACTTGTGAATACACCGCCAGTAGAAAATACCAAGCCTACAGAAACTGTTTTTAATGTTAACACAATAGATGATGGTGCTGTTCAAAACTTCGGAGCTTTTTTTATAAAAGCGGAAAATGGGGGTACATTAAGCGAAGTTCAATTCACACAGTCTAGTACAATTAGTACATTTAATATATCTAGTGACGCACAAGCTGGTGATATATGTATAGCTATAGATTACCATCATACGATATCAAGTGGACAAACTAGACCAACAAAAGTTATTCCTACTGGTTTTACAGAAATATTAGATAACTCAACTGACGGTAGTAGTTTTGATTCAACATTAACTATTAGCTACAAAGTTTTAGTATCAGGTGATGCTGGTACAAATAAAACAGGCTATGATGCGACTACTAGTGGAAGAGCAAATAAAACAACACTTATTATAAGACCATCTACAACAGCCACTGTTACTGTTGGTGATATATATTCAGAAAATGGTTTTTTTACAAACGGCACAAACAATGTTGTAAATCTTCCATCAGACTCAGACTCTACAGATACAAACCCCATAATAGTGATAGGCGTGAAGTGTGCTAGAAATGATTCAAGTAATGATGATCAAGCAACACTAAGTGGAGATGACTTTACTGCAACTAAAATGTTGCAATCTAGTTCAGATAATAATCATCATCATAGAGTGTCTTATTATTTAGGGGATAATGGAGTATATGAGGATAAAAGAGAAATTACTACTGGAAATTACACTCTAGGGTGGGGAGATTTAGTTACTATAGACCCTTCTTCAACAGTTAATGTTCCTTATCCATCAGGAATAAATGTGGGAGATTTATTAGGCGTTAGGTTTTGGACAAATGGTAATACGTTAAATAGTTCTACAATAACATCCTTACAAGAAGATGGATGGGATACAAGTTACAATGATGGTTATCGAATAGAACTCTATAAAAGAGCAGATGGGACTGAACCTGTTACAACTTTGAGTACAGTTCAAACATTAAATTTAACCTTGACAAACAATGCGATAGCCGCAGGATTCATGTTTAGAATGAGACATGATAGTAATAAAGAAATTATAGTAAGAGGTGGAGACGGTGGTTATTCACTTGGAGATTTTACATTCCAAAATGAATTTGCTTACAGCAATGGAAATGATGCTTGTCTCGCTTGTTTTGGAATAAATGGTTCTGTGGCTTCAATGGGTATAACGGAGCAATCTTCATCAGAACCTTTTGTAGAATTATCAGGGTTAAAAAAACTTAGTGACCCTTCTTTTTTAGCTATTTGGTCTTCAGATTTTAATGATAGTGCAACTTTTAATTCAACTGGACAAGGTGTAAATCAAAGAGTCAGATATTATGGGATACCAACATGACATTTAACCCTTATGCACAAAACTATAAAGAAAAAATTATATACACTGAATTTTATGATAGGTGTATAGATAACATAATTATGGAAGAAAGCATACAAGTTGAAATAACTAATAAACCACTTGAAGAAGCAAAACAAAATATTTTACGTATAAGAGATTTAGCGATAGCAAAACTGGAAACTGATAATTTAACACAAGAACAACAGAACTACATTGACGATTGGAATAATATTTCTTCGCAAGAGGGCTATCCATATGATGTTATTTTTCCTGAATTTGGTAAGTTAGTTAGATGACAATTTCTACTGTAGCATTTGCAGAAGCACCCTTCTCCTCTGAAGGTTTTGTATTACATGAAGTATCTGCTAATGTTTCAGGTAATGGTAACACACCTGATATTACTGTTACCAGAAGGTTTCCTTTATCTACTAATGTAAGCGGTACAACAAGTACAGATTCTAGTGCAATACGAGTACGAAATGCTTTTGCTGATTTATCTGGAACAAGTTCTCAAGTAGGTGTAGCTACTGCAGAACTAATAACTAGCATTAACTTATCAGCTAGTGGTCAAACAGTATCCGTAGCGACAGCAAAGTTTCCTGTTGAATCTGATGTTTCTGGTAGTGGTTCAACTAATGATATAGTTACTAGAATTACGCAGGTAATGTCTGCTAACGTGTCAGGAAAAGTTGATACAAACGTAGATGCGACAAGCCTAAGAATAAACTCTTCTAACGTATCTGGTTTAGCTAATACTGAAGCATCTCCTGATAAACTAAAAGATGTGTCCACAAATCTGTCAGCAACTTCTAGTACAAGTTCTTCTGCTGACAGAATAAGAAATGCACGTATAGTTGATATAGCAGGTAGTACAACAATAAGTGATGTTAGTGCTACTAAAAAAGCAATAACAAATATTAACTTATCAGGTATAAGTTCTACAAATGATGTTTCAACAACGAAAGCACACGCAGTATCAGGCGATGTATCTGCTAATTCAGTAACGAATAGTGCTATAACTAAGGTATCTAATCCTACAGTTAATATAAGTGGTGTGTCAAACACTGTGGGTGATAGCACTAAGTTAGCAATTAATAGTGCTAATATAAGTGGCTTAACAGAAACAAATAGTAAAGCAACACTTAGAGGATTAGCTGATGCTAACATATCTGGTAGCAGTCTAGTAAGCGATGCTGAAATGCTGGTTGTATTTGAAGTATCAGCAAACTTATCGGCTACCTCAAATATTAACGACATACTTGGAATAACATTTAGTTATTTAAATAATGCAGATAACTATGACCGAAGACGATTAGTATATGTAGCAAGACAAACTACAGCAAAAGATAGGACAGCTAATGTTGCTACGGAAAGCAGAACAGTTTATGTAGAAAGTCAAACTACTTCAAGCGAACGAACAGTTAAAGTACCATATGAAAATAGAACAGTATATATACAAAGACAAAGCACTATAAGAGACAGGACAGCGAAAGCTGCATAGGAGATATAAATGTCATTTAGATGGCCTAGTAAAGACCCTGATGAAACACTAGACTACAGCATAGATTGGTCACGTTACTTGGCTAGTGCTACTATTGTTAGTGTAACTTGGTTTGTAAATAATGCGAGTGGTGTAAAAACAGAACTTGCTCAAGGAGATACTGTAAATACTATTAGAAACTCTGCTCAAACAATTAATAGTACAAATAAAGTAGCTACGATTAATATAGCAGGTGGTACAAACAATACAGATTATTTATTTACTTGTCAAATAACTGACAGCACAGGAACTACATCAGAAAGAACTGTTAAACTTAGAGTAAGAGAACGATAATGGCGTACAACTATTTAGAATTAGTAAACCAAGTTAATAGAAAGTTAAATGAAGTAGAACTAATCTCTTCTAACTTTGCAACTGCTACGGGATTTTATGCACAAGTAAAAGATGCTGTTAACTCTTCTATTAGAAACATAAATCAAACAGAGTATAACTGGCCTTTTAATCATGTAACACAGGAAGATGTCTTACTTGAAAATGAAGTTAGATATGGTTTTCCGTTTGATGCTAAAACAGTAACTATGGATAGTTTCAGAATAAAAGAAGAAGCTGCACTCAATGTATCAACTAAAAAATTAAAACAATTATCATATGAAGAATACTTAGAAAAGTTTTCTCACTATGAATACTCTGAAGATAATAGCCAATCAGGTGTGCCAGTTTATGTGTTTAGAAGTCCGGGTGAAGAGTATGGAATAGTACCACCACCTAATAAAGACTATACAGTAGTGTATGAATATTATCGTATACCAGTAGATATGGAAAACTATGACGATGTTCCTGAAATACCTGAAAGATTTAAACATGTTATAGTGGATGGAGCAATGCACCATGCCTATTTATTTAGAGGCAATACTCAAGATGCTTTAGTAGCCAAGGAAAGATTTGATGATAGCTTAAAAAGTATGCGTTCTTTACTTGTCAATAGATATGACTATGTACGTTCTAGTATGATTATAAGACCATCTGGAACAGCTTCTCTAGGAAGTTCAAGGTCTAATTCTGGTGCAGCTTTTGATTAAAGTCTTGACAAAAAGAAATATATGTGTATAACTATATTACTAGTGAGATATAAATATGGCAGACGCTTGGCAAACATTTCCTATAGAGTTTCGTGGTGGGTTAGTAACTAACCTAAGTCCTTTACAGCAAGGTCTTAATGCACCCGGTTCTGCTACTATATTGCAAAACTATGAACCATCAGTTGAAGGTGGATATAGAAGACTAGCAGGTTTTATTAAAGCTGATGACAATCAATTATCTGGTAGCGGAGTAATTAGAGGTCTTTTAAGATATAAAACAAATATATATGCTGCAAGGGGTACAACATTATATAAGTCCGCAGGTAGCGGTTGGACATCTGTATCAACATCTTTAGGCGGTACAGGTAAAGTAAGATTTGCGAAGTATAATTTTGACGGTAATGAAAAGTTTATAGTAGTAGACGGTTTAAACAAACCTTTTACTTATGACAATTCTACCTTTACATCTTTAACTAAAGCACCTAGTGCAGTGGAAGGTGCAGACTTTGTAACAGTATTTAAAAATGCTATATTTATTGCAAATGGAACAAAACTTGTATATACAGAAGGTTACGCAGATTTAGATTCACAGCAAAAAGATTCAGGAGTTTCTTCTTTATTTAATTTAGCTGAAGGTGCTGGTGACATAGATGTTGGCGGTGTAATAACAGACTTAATTGTTTTTAGAGAACAGTTAATTATTTTCACACAAGATAGCATAAAAAGATTAGTAGGAAATAGTTTTTCTGATTTTGTGTTACAGCCCATATCGGATGATTTAGGTGCTATTGAAACTGATACAGCACAAGAAGTAGGTGGAGACATTATGTTTCTAGGTCCAGATGGACTAAGACTTCTTGGTGCTACAGAAAAAATTGGAGACTTTGGTTTATCTGTTGTATCAAAATCTATACAGTCTGAAATAACAAACGTAGTAAGTAACTCAAATAGTTTTTCTAGTTTAGTAATTAGAGAAAAAAGTCAGTATAGAATATTTGGTTTTGACGAAAACATTTCTAGTGAATCTGCTCTGGGTATATTGGGAACACAGTTACTAGAAAATTCTCAAATGGCATGGGCAGAAACACGTGGTATAAAAGCCTATGTTACTTACAGTGAGTATGATGGTGGTGAAGAATTTATATACTTTGCAAATAACGATGGCTATGTGTACAGATTAGAAAGAGGAAGACAGTTTGATGGTACTAATATAGTATCATCATTTAGAACACCTTATATTGCTTTTCAAGACCCACGAGTTAGAAAAACATTTTACAAATTATTTTTATACACAGACCCGACAGGTAGTGTACAAGCAGATGTTTCATTAAAGTTAGATTTTGATAGGCAAAATACAGGTTTAATTCAACCAAACTCCATAACATTTTCAAATGTAACAGATGATTTATTTACTTATGGAAGTATAACTTCTAAATTTGGAATAGCTACATATAGTGATGCGTCTCTTGAAAATACTTTTGAAACTCAATTAATAGGTTCAGGATTTACTGCAGCATTGCAAGTAGATTCTAATGATAATATACCACCATTTACATTAGACGCAGTAACAATTGAATATACAACGAACGATAGAAGGTAATATACAATGGCAGGTTATGTAAGGGCTGACGTTAACGTACAAGACAATATAGCAACAGGAAGCGTTATTAATGCCAGTGATTTAAATTCTGAATATGATGCTATTGAAAATGCTTTTTTAACAAGTACAGGACACGCACACGATGGTACAGCAGGTAATGGTGGGCGAGTACTAACGCTAGGTCCTGCAGGTAATCTAGTTGCAGATACAGGAATATTAAAAGGTAGCACAACTAACACAGTTGATTTAGGAAGTTCCTCTGTCCAGTTTAAAGATTTGTACATTGATGGTCTTGCTTACATAGATGGTTTAGGTGAAACCGTTAGAGTTAATTCAACTAGCAAAATAGAATTTAGAGACGCTGGATTATTTATTAATTCTAGTGCTGATGGTCAATTAGATATTGATGCTGATACTACTTTAGAATTAACTGCTCCTACAATGAATGCAACAGGAGCATTTAATATAACAGGTGACTTAGACGTTGACAATATTAATATTGATGGCAACACTATTATATCAACAGATACAGATGGTAACATTGCTTTAACACCAAACGGAACTGGTGAAGTTGATATTAGTAAAGTTGATATAGATGGTGGTGCTATTGATGGTACTATTATTGGAGCAAACTCTGCTGTAGCAATAACAGGTACTACTATTACAGGAACTAGTTTAGTCGGACCTCTTACTGGTAACGTAACTGGTAATGTGACAGGTGATTTAACTGGAGATGTAACTGGTAACGTGACAGGTAATGTCACTGGAAATCTAACTGGAGATGTAACTGGTGATATAACTGGTGATGTAAACGGTTTATCTTATCCTCAAGCCGATGGTACTACAGGACAATTTTTAAAGACAGATGGTGCAGGTCAGTTAGCTTTTGCTACAATAACTCAAGCTACAGGAAGTGAGTTAGAAAATGTTTCTGAGGACACTACTCCACAACTAGGTGGTGATTTAGGCACTAATGGGAATGATATAGTATTTGCAGATGCTGATGTACTTTCTAGTGGTAATAAAGCTATATTTGGAGACGGTTCTGAGTTACAAATTTTTCATAGGTCAGATGGCCTTAGTGAAATGATAGTAAATGACGGTTTAACTATGAAGGCAACTGACCCGTTACTCAAAGTAATAGCGTCATTTGGTGCTACTAATACTATTTTATATTATAGTGGTAATGAAAGATTTAGAACTTCTGCTAACGGAATATTATTATCAGGCGGTAGTACAATAGAAACTGCATCAGACGATAATCTTACTCTATCTCCTGATGGTACAGGTAAAGTTTCTATTACAAAAGAAACAGATTTAAATGGTAACATATTAAGTAACCCTGTATTTAAAGGTGCAAGAGAAGATGTTACAGTCAGTGCTACTGCAGCTACTGGTACGATTTCATTTGACTTGCTGACACAAAATGTGTTATACTATACTACAAATGCTTCAGCTAATTTTACTGTTAACTTTAGGGGTGATGGAAGCAATACCTTAAACTCTTCTATGAATATAGGTGAATCTATTACTGCTGCTTTTCTTGTAACGAATGGTGCAACAGCTTACTATAACTCTGCTGTACAAGTAGATGGTTCTAGTGTCACACCTAAATGGTCTGCTGGTACTGCTCCTAGTACCGGTAATACTAATGCTGTAGATAGCTACACATACACAATTATTAAAACAGCAGATGCAGCATTTACAATATTTGCTAACGTAGTGGATTTCTCATAATGCCAATTATAGGTTCAACAGGTAGTGCATCAACACAGTCTATAGGTGGATTTGCAAACCCCGGTTTAACACTTGAACTTTTAGTAGTTGGTGGTGGCGGTGCTGGTGGTTTTTCTATAACTGAATTTCCCCCTGTTAGTTTTGGATTTTCTTCTGCTTTTGGTGGTGGTGGAGGTGGTGGAGTTTTTTATAAAAGAACTCTTAAACCCCAAATAGGAGGAGCTATTTATTCACTTAAAGCAGGTCAAGGCGGTGGTCAAGGCACAGGCTATAGTGCTACATCAGGAGTATATAACGGCAGACCTTCTTATTTTGGAGGTGCTTCTTTTGCTGGAGCAGATGGAGGTGGTTTTGGTGGTTTTGAAATTGGAACAAGCAACTCTGGTACACCTTTAACATATAGTACTTCAAATTCTGGTTATGACGATGAACCTGCATCTGAAGGGGGTTCAGGTGGTGGTGGTTCATCTGTAGATGATTTTGGAACTACCAACTATAGAGGTTTTGGTGCTGATGCTACGGGAGAAGGTTTAGGAAATTCTGGAGCAGATGGTTTACTGTTTAGTGATAGTGACTATCCTAGTTCTAGTCACGATTTTTCAATGGCTGGTGGCGGTGGTGGAGCAACACAAAGTGCTGTCACAGGAACATCTGCCATAAACAGAGGTTATGCAGGTGGGGAAGGT